ATGGCAACCTTTCAAAAACGTAACGGACGAATAACAGCAACTGTAAGAATTAAACCACATCCGGCTAAAAGCAAAACATTCAATACTAAAAAAGAAGCGAAAGCGTGGGCGGATGAGACTGAATTACAACTCAAAAATGAAAAAGAAAAAATTTTTACTCACATAACTTTGAGACAAGCAATCGAAGAGTATAGAGATACCGTCAGTATCCATAAGAAAGGGGGCGTTAAAGAAGTAACTCGATTAAATCAGTTCATTAAAATAATGAATGTTGATGTTTCTTTATCGGAAGTTAATAAAGAGTTTCTTGTAAATTTCAGAGAATATCGACTTGAATCGGTAGTGCCTGCTACTGTTAGGCGTGAACTTCTTATGCTTTCAGGGATGTTTAGTTGGTGTATTGATAAAAAACTTTGGTTATCTTCGTCTCCTATGGATGGCGTAAAGTTGCCGAAAGCAAGTAACCATCGGGAGAAAGTCATTTCTGATTTTGAAATAGAAACCCTATTACCTTTCTTAAATGATGAGTTGAAAAGCATATTTCTAATCGCACTCGAAACAGGAATGAGATTAAGTGAAATCTGTTTATTAGAATGGGAACGGATATTTTTAGATAAACAATACTTAGTATTGAAAACGACTAAAAACGGCAGACCAAGAGAAGTGCCTTTAAACGTTATCGCTGTGGATATTTTTATAGGTATTGGGGTTAAAAAATCAGGTCGAGTATTCAGCTATGAACCTAAATATGCTAGTGCAGATTTTATGAAGGCGCGAATAAAAGCCGGACTCTACGATTTTACATTTCACGATACCCGCCATACTGCTGCAACTCGCATTGCGCCAAAGTTGCCTTTGCTTGATCTATGTAAAATGTTTGGTTGGACGGACCCTAAGCGCGCCATGGTTTACTACAATCCAACGTCTAGTCAGATTGCAGCAAGGCTTTCACAGCCGTAAGAGAGTATTTGCCTCTTATATCTTTTAATTTATGTTTCTTCCGAAGCTTGTCAAATATATGCCAAGATAAGCCGGGTATCCTTTTTTGAAGTTCTGATATGGTTAGCAGCTCATCGCCTTGGGCTGCTAAAACTTTAGTTACTGCATTCTCACACGCCTTTTCGATGACCTGAGCCAATTCGGATGCAGGCATAGAAACAAATTTAACTTCTGTCATTCCACACCATCCAATGCATCAAGAATAAGAATTAATTGCTTTTCAATCTCAGCGCCTTTCTTGAGGCCTAAGCCATCCATAAGATCCAAAACAATATCCCTTGCCCCATTAATACGACAGAACAAATCAAACTCCTGTGCTTCGAGTTTTTGGGCGCTATTTACAACCTTTCTCAGTTTCAAAGCGAGCTTATCGCGTGATTTTGGCTCGAACTCTGAATTTTCTTTATCCAGTCCACGAGATAATGAACCTAGTTGACACATAAGTTTAGATGGCTGTTTCATAGTTACGCTCCAAAAACTGAGGTTAAATCAATGTTAAAAATTGCAAGCCAAGCATCTCGGTGATATGAATTTACTTCGGAGAAGCGTTGACCCTGTACAGTCGCTTTTTTAATTTCTAAATGGTGCTCACGACTATATTTAGAGAGTAGGCGACCTTCTTTATTTCCAAAGTTAGTTTTGAGTTTTGTGTTGATTGAGGCCACCGCAGCGAAAGAAATGGATTCACCTAATTTCTGCTTAAGGTCTTCATTTTCACGCTTGAATTTAGATGCGGTTGCCATAGCTGTAGCCTCTCGGCGACTACCAATTTCCGCTTTGGTTGTAATAGCATGGTCACGTTCAGCCTGAGCTTGTTGTAATTCTTGAGTCTTGCGAAGAATCACATTATTAGCTACCTGTAATGCCTTAGCCATTATGATTTCGGGATCATCGTTTTCCTGACCTGAAATATAGCCACCATTTTTACGAATACTTGGTAATACATCAGAAGTAACCCATTTCTTAAATTGCTTAGCTTCAGGTTTACGACTTGTTAGAACTAAAGAATAAAGACCAGATTCATTGACTAAATTAGTAGGCCTATGGCTACCCTCAATAGTACTGAGGGTAATTTCTTCAGCATCCAATCTACTGGCAGCCATGCTAACATTACCAATCTCTAAAACATTACAAACATCAGAAAGAACAAACCAAATTTCACCATCCTTTTTTACGATGGTGCGAACTTCTTTTTGATTGAAGTTAAAAACAGATACATTGTTCATTACTTAATCTCCTCAACCTTTTCTGCAATTTCCTCCAAAATTCTCCACCCATCCAATCTGTGAAGCGGTTCCTGTACTCCACTGGCATCACATTGCTGCTGAACTATTTTTTCAATTGCCACTACAACTTTTCTAGTTCTTGGTACCAATATGCAGCCTTCAAGCTTCTTGTTTGCCCGTTCTGTAGCTGCTTGCCAAGCAATAAAACTACGTTCACGTTCTCTACTATTTGCTGGACTGCTATAGACACGGTTATATAAGTGTCTTGCTTCCACATCATCTAGCTCATTTCCACAGTTGTCGTTCCAGTCTTTAAAGTGCCAATCGTCAAAAGCTGCACGCTCAAAATTATTTCCATGTTTAGTCATGCTACACCTCAATGAATCTTATAAAGATCAGCCGGAACAACTGCAAAACTCTCAGCTACAATCTTATCTAGATCAGTTTGAATGGCTCTCAATTTTTCAATTTGATTGATAACCTCATCAACTGGCACACCTAAATGCTCTGCTACCTGCTCAGGCGTAAATACCTTTGTCCCGTCTTCTAGACAAAACGCCTCTTTAGGTATTAACCCCATTTCATTTGCTATATCTCTTGCCATGTCGTTAAACCAGTCAGGAGCTAAGAGCATTGCTTTCATAAATTGATTTCTGGCCTCTTCTGAGTCCTCACCTGTGGTTTTAACGAGTGCCTCATACTTTTCCATTTCTGCCGAGAATTCAGCAGGGAATGTTGGGCGTTTTGTGTGAGTAATTTTTGCCTCATTAAATAACTTTTCAAAGCGTGGGCTGATAGTGCCAAGCCATCCCATTGCAAAAGTTTCAAAAACAGTTGGCTCTTCACCAGTAGTTAATAGATCTGTCAGATAGGCAACCACATCCTCAACATTGCTTTCAAATGAGTTTACATTTTCACGAGTAATATTCTTTTTCATGTCTAATTCCTATTTTGCAAATACGGTTGCGAATGTGGTTCCAGCAATTTCTGGCAATACGTCTTTAGCTTCTTCAAATGCACGCGCCTTTGCTGCTGCTTCTGAATCTAGAGTCATGGAGTCGTTATACTTCTTCCATTCCTCTTTAGATCGGCGATCCAAGAAACCACCAAGTAAGTGAAGGATCTGTTTTGTTGCACTATTGGTTTTCTTATAGCGAGCATCTGTTTCTATAAGGTCTATAGCTCCAGCTCTAGCCAACTTTAAAAGCTCATCATATGGCAAGCTTTCAAAATCAATTCCAAGTATTTGATCTGCTTTCTTTAGTTCAACATCCTTACTTGGATTGATTAATCTTTGTTTCACATCTTGCAGGCTGATCTTGTGTGCAAGCCCGTTTCGTCTAAAGCGAATTACATTACTCATGATCACGCCTTTAAATGATTTTCAAATTCTTTATAAAGTTGGGTAGCTGCTTTATTCATTTTCCCGTCATACATGATGTGTACGTTTCTAGGAAAAAGTTTGCTTACCGTGGCGCAATAAAACTCCATACGCCCACATGGTCTAACAATTCCGCGATACCCAATCTTTGTAAGCCACAATAAAAACGCCTTAAAAAGAACCTCCCTAGAGAGGTCGGCGTAATTAACGCCGTCCGTCATTTTTAAAACCTTCCGTAAGTGTTTTAGAGATGGCTGCATTCGCAGGAGCTAAATGATTTGTGTTGATTTCTTGCGTCTCTGGGACGACCTCTAGGTGTGTAATATTATTTTTCAGCTCATCAAGTTGGTATTGACCACCAGTTAATCGAGCAAGTTCACCGTTGTGATAATCCTGAGATAGATCTGCATGTGTTTTGGCAATATCAATCAAGCGAAAGGTTTTATCAAAGGCAAACTTACTTAAGTTGTGATCCTTTAGTTTTTCAACAAGACTTAGCTCAATTGCAGAGAGTAGGGCGTTTATATCGCCCATATCATTTTTCGCTTCGCTACGCGCTGTAACAAGATCATCCACAGTCACGATTTTGTTTTCTGGAAAAAGTTGTGAACTAGTACGCATGATTATTCCCCTTTATCGTCTAATTGTTTTTGAATACGCATTTCCTTATCTTCCCAGTAGTTGGCGCGGAGTGTCATTGTGTACTCAAGAATTCCAGTGAATTGCTCTAAACTATGAAAATAAGCCTCATGCATACCATGTTTAGCAGCCTCTTCCTTCAAAGCTTTGACTTTATCTTTGATTTCCTGAAGAGTGTATAAAGTCCAATCAAGGTCATTTTTTGCTAAGCAAACCGCATCAAACAGGTCGATCAAGTCAACTTTTAAATTACCCATTTGACTTCTCCTTACCAGCCTCTTCTGCTTCTAGGTCAATGTCATTAATATCTTTTTCAAGCTCTTTTATGACGTTGAATACACCATAAAAGTAGTTGCACTGATGTTTTGAAGTGAGATCGGTTTCAGAAATTGCCAAAACAGCACCTTCAACACAAACAAGGTTGTTTCTAAACTCAACTAATTGTTGGCTTTTAAATACAGATTCCATTTCTTCAAGAACCGATAAAGTTTTTTGGAAAAGTATTAAGCTGGTTTTGGAAACCGCTTGGGCCATGTACTTGGCTTTAATTTCATCTTCATATTCTTCAATACTCGATGCTTGGAGCATAAAAGCCGCCAATTGATCTGGATGACAAGAAACCTCAAAAGCAAGATTCCGAAAATCGTTAAGATTAGGTTTTTGTTGACTAAGATTTGTGATTTGGTTCATAATGTGACCACCAAAAAGTTACTTGTCCCGATCCTCGACCAAAATTTTCAGGACAAAAATTTATCTTAAAATACCAGAGCATTGACTCTGGGTTTCGTGTTTATAAAATGAATCAATCATTTTGTGTAATTTAAGATAAATCATTTTGTTTAAACTAGTCAAGATAATTTTAAATCATTTTGATTAATTATTTTTAGTTAATAAAAAAGCCCGCTTTTTTGAATAGCGGGCTTTTTTATTTTATTTTTCTTAATCTAAATATATATTCTGCATGGGTTGAACTGGATACTCATGCACATGCTTACTTGGCGGGATGATATCAGATACCGCAACAATTGCAGACACATCCTCCATATCAATAGTCATCCTTGCCTCGCCATTTACAGCTAAAAGATGAAGTACATTATTAACGATTCCAATAAATTCTTTAATGGTTCGTCTACCATCTTTCAGTTGAACCTCTACAAATTCTGTAGGTGTTGGCTCTGCATCTGGATCACAAACCACATACCAACCATTACGAATAGCAGGATACATTGAATCACCTGTACCTCTTACAGCGTAAGCATTTGGCCCTGCCGTAAGAGAGGGTACATAGCCGTCTCCGCCATTACCTAAATATCCCATTTCAGTGTAATAACCATCCATTCCCATCTTCGAGTATGACTTCACAGGAACCCAACCACCTCGTTTAGTATCTGTGGTGATTTTTTTATTTCTAACACTATCAATGGATGGTGAACCCTTTCCAGTAAGAATCCAGCCGACATCAATATTAAATTTATTGGATACTTTGAAAGCACCAGTTTTTGAAATACCTCGGCGCTCCCAATTGTAAACAATTTGAGGAGTCTCATCTAAGGCGTAAGCCAAATCGGCCCCAGTGATTTTTGTGACTTGGTAGACGCGTTCCATTGTTGGGTGAATTTGCTTCTTTTCCATGACTCTCTCGGCAAGGCTTAGAATTAATTGCTGCAAATAATAACACATTTTGTGTAAATCAAAATGATTGAATGATTTTTTTGTTTGTGTATACTGAATCAATCAAAATGATTTATTTCGAGGTGCTAATGAGTAGTGTCCAAAAAGATGCTGAGCTTATCGACAAGCACGGAGGTGCTACTGCACTGGCTCAAACCTTGGGCTACAACGTTCAGCGTGTTCAAAACTGGAAAATTAGAGGCATTCCCGCTAAGGAAAGACTTAAACACCCTGAATTACTCTTAGTCGATTTTATTCCAACACCAAAGAAATAAAAACCGCCATCTGCTGTAACAGATAGCGGTCTGAATATCGTATTTGGAGCGAACCAAAATGAATGAACAAATCTTAGCACAAAATTCAGACTGTGCAAGCCCATATGATGATGAGGATCAAGTCCTTACTCAATGGCAAATTGATCATGATGCTTATGTTGAAACGATTGATGCTTATAGAGAAACACACAGGGATCTTGAAAAAGCTTTAGGTATTGAAAAGGACTTTGACAAAACTTCTCATAGCGCAAAGGAAATCATTGAAGACTTGCGAAAGAACGGGCACTTGTACGCACTAATTAACCGCTTTGAAGATGCCGTAATCAACCGTCTAAGAGCAAAGGATAAGTTGTAATGCATTACTACGAGCGAAATATAGGCGACTATTACCGCAAGGCTGGAAGATTAAATATCTTGCAGCATGGGGTTTATAACTTGCTCATGGATGCCTGTTACGACCGTGAATCGTTCCCAACGCTTGAAGAGGCTATTGAATGGGTATGGGCGGAATCTGAGGAAGAAATTGACGCTGTTAAATTTGTACTTAAGAAGTTTTTCAAATTAAATGAGGACGGGGTTTATATTCAAAACCACATTAAAGAAGAGCTTGAAAAGTATAGAGCCTTCCTTGCTAAACAAGCAGAGAATGGCAAAAAAGGTGGTCGCCCAAAGAAAAACCCAAAATATGATTCTGGTAATAATGGGAATGATTTTGATAATTCTGGCTTTAAAAATGAAAGCCAAGAAAACCCAAATGAAAGTGAATTAAACCCAGAAAAACCCAAAGAAACCCAAACAAAGCCTAAACCATCTAACCATCTAACCAACGAACCATCTAACCAAGAAAATAATATATGTCCGCCTAACGGCGAACCTATGTCTGCTGAAAAGCCTAAAGAGAATTTAAAAAATGAGATTCAAGAGGTTTTCGAGTTTTGGAAAGTGACGTTTAACAAGAATAATCGAACCGTTCTTGATAACCCGCGCAAATCCAAAATTCAAGCAAGACTCAAAGAGGGTTACACGGTTGAAGATATCAAGACAGCTATTGTTGGGTGCTCTAAATCTCAATTCCATATTGAGGGCAATCATACTGATCTAACGCTAATTTGCCGCGATGCAACCAAGCTTGATCACTTTCTTGCCATGTCTAATCCAGCACAGGTTGCTATCCAACCGCAAACTGAGGATGAGCAACCAGCACCCACTCAATACAAAGTAATTGAAGGGAGATGGTAATGGGGTTTAGTTCAAATATTCATGATGTGAATATGGAGCAATGTGTACTAGCTGCTCTAATGACCACAGCTTTGTCACTTGAGACAATTGGTCAAGAATTGGATGTTGAATGTTTTTATTCAGATCGTCACCAACAGATCTATAAGGCCATTGTAGAGCTATCAGAAAGCAACTGTCCGTATGACGTGGTAATGGTGAGTAACCACCTAAAAGGCAAAAACGTTTTGCATTTGATGGGTGGGGAAGAATACTTAATTCAACTTATGCAAGATGCACCGAGTAGTTTTTACAACGCTGAAAGTTATATCACTCAGTTAAATAAACTCAAAACACATCGAAGAATTGAGCAGATTGGTTTACGTATTGCTGCAATGGCGAAAGATACAACTTTGCCTGATGTATTTGTTGAGGCTGAAAATCTTCTTGGGCAAGTAGATAAGGCGGATGATGCTGATATGGGGGCAAGTTTTGGAAGTGCTCTCGATAGTGCCTTAGAGCAAATGATTGACAAGTTTGATAAGCAGAGCAGACACGAAACAACAGGTGTTAAGTTCAACCTTAAAACACTAGATGAGATGCTGGGAACCGTACAAAACGGTCATTTTTGTGTAGTTGGTGGTCGCCCCGGTTCTGGGAAGTCAACTTTAGCCCAAATGATGGCAATTGATACGGCAATGCTTAAAAAAGAGGGTGTTCTTTTCATATCAGCAGAAATGGACAAAGAAACACTTTCTAATCGTATGTTTAGCTCACTTAGCTCCATCCCATACAACAACCTACACAATGCAACACTTTACGATGGGCTGCTAAAAGAATATGCAAATTACAAACAAGTTTATAGCGATCTGCCTATCTGGATAGAGCCAAAGCAAAAACCAAGCATTAGTGAAGTAAGAGCATATGCAAGGAGAGCTAAGCGCCGTTTCTCTAAGATGGGTACAAAACTAGGATGCATTATTGTTGATTACCTGCAGCTTGTAAGAGATCCGAGCAAAAAAGACCGCTTTCAAGAAGTTGGCTCTATTAGTCGTGAACTTAAATCTATGGCTAAGGAGTTTGAATGCCCGGTAGTAGCGCTCGTTCAATTAAATCGTGAATCAGAAAAAGGTAAGAAACCGAAAGCTTCTGACATTAAGGAATCAGGGCAGATCGAGCAAGATGCAGACCAGATCATCCTTGTTAATCCATTAACTGATGACAAAACACTTCAACCTCTCGGGGTTACAGAATTAATTATTGCCAAAAATCGACACGGGAAAAGGGGGGCAGTCCGAGTTCAAGAGCATTTAGACATGTGTAGATTTAAAGCCATTCAGGAGCTAGAAGAATGAAAACATTCCTAATCATTATGACTGTTATCTGTATTGCTACTTTTATGGGACTGGTTGTAGCTGCAATAGCTGCAAAGCTGCACCAGTTTTCAGGAAGTCTAGCTAAATTTCGCTTTTCACTAGCCTTCATGGATATCACTTTTTTCTTTTTATGTGTATCGGTTCTGGCTGTATTTGATGGGGATAAGTATCAAGCGTTCTCACATCTAACCCAATTCTTGTTGGCTTTATACCTAATTTTTTACCGTTCTAATAAGTGGGAGCGCAAAGCATGAGCCATAAAATAATTAAACCCGACCTTGATTTGGTTTTTGCGAGATTTGCCATTTTTGGAATGTTGGCAAGTCTTTTTGCTGTTTCATATGTCAATGGTCATCCATCATGGCTGACATGGGTTGTCATGTTATTGGGTGTGTTCTCAATCTTTGAGACAGCGATTAAAGCTGATGAAGATGCATTGGCTGCTAATGGCCTTGCAAAGATTATTATCTCTCACTCTAGAAAACTTGCCTCAGAAAGGGATGAATACGAGTTTGTTGCTGAGTCATTAGATGATCTTTATGTGCGCGAATGCAAAAAGACGGATGAGCTTAAGAAATCAATACAAGGCAATCAGGGGCGTATTTCAGAACTTGAACGCTTAAACCGTGTAAAGGCTCAGGCAATTATTGATTTGCATCAAGAAATTACAGAGCTTAAAGCATCTCATCATGGTGAAGTGATTGGTCATGAAGTTCACTTAAAAAAGATCAAGCAAGAGCGTGACGAATTGCAAACCCTGTACACCCAGCAAGGCATAAACATGTTTAAGCTGCAAAAGCGGGTGGATGCAGTAATTATCGAAATTGAAAATATGTATTTATCAGGTGCCATTGGTTTTGACACGGTTAAGAAGTTAGAGCAAGCGCTCAAGGGGGAAGACAGTGAGTAATGAAGAATTATCCAAAATCGGAATGATGTTTATTCATTGGATTCAGGTTCATAGAGAATCTATCAATCGCTTTGAAGACTTTCGGAATTGTTTTGTAGATGACCCTGATGAGCCTGTGCACAGTAAAAAGGACTACAACAAAGCGTGGGAAATTCAGAAGGAGGCCTCTGTTTTGGGTAGTGAAGCGAAAAGACGCTATGAAACCTTACTTGAAGAAGTTGATCTTTATCTAGCGCGTGAAAGAACAGATGTGCTTAAGGAGAATGAAGCGTGAATTCAAAATTACATATCATGCAAGGTGTAGACTGGTCTAAATATGATTTGCCTGAATGGTTGCGCCAATTTGGTTATTGGCAAGGGGCAGTGATTCGCTTTGGTGGATCTACTGAAAATCCATTAGTAGGAGCGATTAAAAAAGCAAAACTTAGACTTAAGAAAGGGGATAGAGAAAAGATCGTTGCTTATTATCTCTGTGATGAAAATTTTATCGAGAAGCAATCTAAAAAACCTAATGTCTGTCAAATTACAGATGATGAAGCTAGGGCCGTTCAGCGCTTGATCATTGATATTTTAGACGGCTGCACTTCTGAGGCTATGCTTGATTGGATGGATGCAATTATAGAGCGTTATTTCAATCAAAAATCGTGGACTCAGTTAGTAACTCCAGAGCGAACGGCCATGGATGCAAAATACGATGTTCGTTGTGGCTTAGCAGCTTTGCACAATCGCTACCAGTTTATTAGATATAAAAATGGCTCAGTCTGATCTAACTATTGATATTTATTGGTAATTCAGATAATTGTATGAAGATTAAACAACGGTGAGCAAGAATGATAGAAAATCCGCAACATTTTAATTTAATAACAAATTTTGAAGAAATCACATCTAGACCTAATTTTGTTGAAAAAGTGACGATTGCTAGGGGTGAGGATGTTCAAAACACTATCTCTGATTTAGTTGGTTTTTATGTGCTAAGGGATTTTGTTAGTTGTGGGATTTCTAGTTGCGGTAGAAAGCACCAAAAGGGTTATATTGCAGCACTGCATGATGGAAATGAAATTATCATTGGCCATAAGTGCGGGAAAAAACACTTTGGTGTGAGTTTTGATGAAAAAGCTAAACAGTTCAAGCATCTTAGAGACAATGCTAATCAATATCTGCAAATTAAGGCAATGTTTGAAAAGCTGCCACAGTTAAAGGAAAGTCTAGAAAGAATTTTGAACCAGTCGGGCAAAATGACATTTTTGCAAATAAAGATGGCAGTAAAGAGCTTTAAAGAAGATGCATTGGATTGCTGGATACGAATGAAAATTAGGCAAGAGGTAACAAGCAACGGATCTATTTTTATTGATTACTTCAAAACAAAAGAAGAAATCAATGCTGAAATCCTAAGTGGTAGAAAGAACATCTCAGACATCAAGCGGGTTTTGGTCGCAAATATTGCTGAATATGATGTTATCGCCAATTGGCATAATGCTGAAAGGTTAAAGGACTACTTTGATCGTCTGTACAGGGAAATCAAGAACCCCAACCAAATGGACGGGGTGGCAATTAAGGCATTATCCAAAAAGCTTAGACAGCATGACCAAAATTTGAGGGAGTTGGAGGACTATATAAAAAGAGGTAATCGCTTATTTACCCCTGAAAACCTATCTCCGTGTTATTTACAAAACCACATGATCAAAAAATTATTGAGAAATATGCAAATAATTTTGCTTGAGCACTTGACCCTGATCAGGGCTAGTGGTATTTTTGTGTTAAAGTTGTGCGAAGTGTAAGTAAGGTGCAACTAAATTAGTAAGTAACCCTTGCATCATAAGCAAGAAGGCGAAACTAGATCAAAGCCTGTCATTAAGTTGATGGGCTTTTTGCGTTTTTGGAATAATAAAAATCTTATCTCGCGAGAGGTGCTTTGTTGGGGCACCTCTCAATTTTGCCGAACGGATTACGGCGCATGGAGCCCTGCCAAATACTAGTTATTGGCGGGGCTTTTATTTTTTCGGGGGATATATGACAGATATTGTTGAAGCGAAAAAGAATCTTGATAAATACTCAGAAGAGCTAAGCCGCTATCAGAATTTGTCACGCACTGGGTTAAGCCGTGATGAGATGCTTGTTATCGACAACATCATTCTTCGCCTGAAAAACCAGATAAATAATTTACGGTCAATTTTAAATGCGTGACTCCAAACGATTAGCCGAAGTACGCAAGCTGCCATGCATGAGATGTGGTGCACCAGCGCCAAGCCAAGCCGCGCATTCTAATTCTAGTAAAGACGGCAAGGGCAGATCTATTAAGGCTTGCGACTCAAAAACAGTTTCATTGTGTTTTTCCTGCCATCATTTATTTGATACCTACCAACTAGGAAGCAGACAGGAAAGCGAAGAGCTATTTAATAAATGGCTTAAGCGAACCAACGCAATGCTTGAGTCAGAACAAGATTTATTTTGAATTATAAATAACCCAAACAAAACCATTAAAAGCGGTGGGTTTAATTGGGTTTAATCCTGAGCCGAGAGGCTCTTTTTTTGTGTTCATAAAAAGGAAGCGAGAAATGAAAACCAACCAAAAAGGCCAAGCTGATGCAGTGTTAGCTACCCTTGCTTTTGTAGCAATTCTAATAGTGATTATTTTACTCATGTTTGCATGGCCTCATTACAAGGTGTGGAAGCAGGGCATGAATGGTCAAGCACTATTGGCAGAAGCTGAACAATCAAAAATGATTCAGGTACAGACGGCGCGAGCTGAACTTGAAAGTGCCAAGTTGCGTGCAGAAGCGATCAAAACTATTGGTCAAGCCGCAAAAGATTACCCGGAGTACCGTAAACAAGAGTTTATCGGCGCATTTGGTGATGCTTTACGTGATGGCAAGATTCAACAAATTGTATATGTCCCAACTGAGGCAAACATTCCAGTTTTAGAAGCTGGTAAACGTCCCGTTGTGGATGAATAAGGTATAGGTGGGAATATGGAACCAGCAACATTCCCAATCAATAGTTATTCGGGAATTGTTCAGGTAATTAACTATCTGAACAATAACCACTCCAAAGCAGCCGCAGAAGGCAAACCTTTAGTCGTTAGAATCAATCAGAAGGAAGACGACAGGAGCGCCGCACAAAATCGGCTTTACTGGGCTTGGCTTGAACAGATCAGGCAAAAGACCGGTAATTCAAAGGATGACCTTCATTTACTTTTTAAGAAAAAGTTTCTTGCCCGGATCTATGTTGAAGGTCGGCAAGAGACTGCAGAAAAGTACATGGCTTTGCAGAACTTTAAAGATGTTATTCAAGCATTCGATGGACCTAAGCGCCGTCAACTTGAAAAGGATTACCAAGTTTTGGTCAATACCTTCATTAAAGACCACCTGCAAAGCAAGAAGGCCACCATTAAAGAATTCACCAAATATCTGGATAAGATCAACATCTATGCACATAGAGACTTGGGCGTGATGTTGATTATCCCGGATGACCTTAAGTGGTGTTATCAAAATGAGCAATGATTCAAATTTGCAAGACGTGGTGCTTAAGCTGATAGAGCAAAACAATAAGCTGATTGAACAGAATAGCTTGATCGTCCAAATCAATGCAGAACAATCTGCTCAGTTATCCGAAGTTCTATTAATGCTTGAAGATAGTGAACCAGCACAACGGTCAGGATCACTAGATGGGTGATGTTATGAGAACAAGTGAATGTATTAGCTTTCAAGAGGCAGTAGAGATTGGGCTTCAGAAAGCAGCGGATAGTGAAAGAATAAAGGCTGAGGTTCAAAGCATTTTACAAGAGTTGAATTCAGTAGCTGCAAAAGCAACTAACAGAAATTTCATTTTATTTGATTTGTCTGAACCGGAAGTTAAACAACTGTCACCTCTTAAATTTGACTTCAATAACTATAGCTTTCCTATCGCCGTAAGGTGTGGAGCATTAGAAGTTGAATGCAATAGCATTTGTGAACTTGTTGAGTCAATAAAGCAATTTCTAAGATCAGCCTATTTTGGTGACTTTATAAGGATGAATATCAATGCCTAGAATTGTATCGGTTATACCGCCTAAAGATGACTCCAACATTACTAAAGCACAGGGTACAAAAATATTGCTTGATAATGGCGAGTACCTACGATGTGTCCACAAAATCACTTTAGTAGCAGAAGTTGATTCGCCGTGGAAAGCAATCATTGAAGTGTACCCATCTAATCAAGAGCAAATTAATGCATTGCTTGCAGATGTTGAGGTTATTAAACGTGACCAAGAATACAACCGCTTGGATGAGATTGAAAAGGAAATCCAACAGCTACAAGACGAGAAAGTACTCATTGAACGCAACCGCCCTTCAGAAGTGACAGGGCTTTCAATTGCTGGTGTGGCGAATGTTCCAATGGAAGGCACTTACTTACTTCCAGAAGGTGAAAAGATCTTACCAGTTACAGGAAAGGTTAAAGATTTTCACGGCGCCATTCATTCCTTTCCAGATCTTAAAGGTGAGCAAGATGATTCAGAAGAGCATTATTAATAATCGCTTGGGGTTTTATGGATTAGATGGTCTTGAACAGCCGCATTTAATTATTGAGCCAGAAACTCCAGAAGTCCAGCGTAAACAATTGGAACTCCGTTTAGTTAGATTGATCCAAGAATATCAACGCAAGGGTTTAGATATCGATTGGATATCAATTGACTTACTTAATGGTGTAGATGCGCGAGTAAACTTAAATGAAACTCCAAACATTCAAGAACAAGTTACAGACGCTACAGGCACCCGCACAAACCCAGAAGAACCCTAAACAAAACAATTGGGGTTCTGGTCGAGGTGGCCGTCCGTGGCGCCGTCTTAAAGCTAAGATCCATTTACGTGATGAGTGGACCTGTCAATGTTGTGGCATCGTCACTAAAGACTTAGAGCTTGACCATATTGTGAATGTGGCAAGAGGTGGAACGGATGATGAATCAAACCTCCAGTCTCTTTGTGTTCCATGCCATAAAAAGAAAACCCAACAGGAGAGCCGGCAATGAATGATGATGAGTTGGTTCAAAAGTATTTAGAAGAGGATGGCTGAATGACTTCAAAACTAGTTCATGTGAAAGATGCAGACAAAGGCTCTGACATCTACTTTGATCCACAGGGCCTTGAAGGCGCCGTTTTTAATTGGAATGGACAGAAAGATTACAGCCAATACATTTATAACGCTATGTTGTATATGCGAAGCGGTAGTTTGATTTGTTGTGTTGTGAATGACGATGGCAAGAAGAAGATTCTTGAACATGTTCAGGAAGCACCATAATGATGCAAAAAATCCAGCAGGCAGGGGGGATGTCAAAACTTCCAAGCCCTTCGCCGTTGGACACCGCCCCCCCTCTCACTTATAAAAAAATTTCCCATTTCATTAAAAGTTAAAGCAAAAGTTAAAGGTGATCCAATGGCATTAACCGAGAAAATGAAAAAGTTTGCTCGCGCCATTGTTGATGGTGCAACAAACAAAGAAGCTGCTATTTCAGCAGGTTACGAAGAAAAGACTGCTTCACAGCAGGGTTCAAAATTAAGAAATAATTCTGAGATTATTGTCTACATTGAAAAGTTAAAGGCTGAAAAAGAAGGCCGAACTTTAACTTCTGAAAAACCAAAAGTTAAAACTGAAAATAGTGGTGAATATGACAATCCTTTGAGTGATGATGACTATGCAAAGGATGACCCACTTCAATTTTTAATCGATGTCATGAATAAAAGTGATGACATGTTCTTGCGCTTCAATGCGGCGAAAGCAGCACTACCATACGTCCACGGTAAAGTAGCTGAAAAGGGTAAGAAGGAAACCAAAGCAGAAACTGCAAGAGAAGGTAGTAAATCAGGAAAGTTTGCAACTTTAGATAATCAATTGATGAGCTAAATTATGTCTTCAATGTCACTCACCTGGACTACAGCTTGCCCAGACTGGGCGACCCGTATTGTTTCTAAACAATCGTTAATGCCGTGTAAGCCATTATTCCCCAAAGTGGCTGACGTAGCGGAGCGTATCTTTAAAGAGTTAATTCTTGTTGATGTGATGGGTAGCCCTAAGATGGGCGATGTCACATTGGAATGGGTGATCGAGTTTGTTCGTGCAATCTTTGGCGCATATGATCCAAGCACAAAGCGCAGATTAATTCGTGAATTCTTTCTTTTGATTTCGAAGAAGAATACTAAATCTACGATTGCCGCCGGCATTATGCTTACTGCATTAATTCTTAATGATCGACAATCTGCCGAACTAATTATTCTTGCGCCTACTAAAGAAGTTGCTGATAACTCATTTAATCCAATCCGGGATTTCATACGCGCAGATGAAGAATTAAGTGAAAGATTTAATGTATCTGAGCACACAAAAACAGTTACGCATCTAGGTACCGGAGCAACACTTAAAGTTATTGCAGCAGAATCCAATGCAGCAGCAGGTAAGAAAGCTTCAATCATTTTGATTGATGAGGTTTGGCTCTTTGGTAAGCGCGCTAATGCTGAGTCAATGTTCCGTGAGGCGAAAGGTGGTTTAGCATCTCGTCCAGAAGGTTGTGTGATTTATCTGTCTACCATGTCGGATGAAGTGCCATGTGGAGTATTTAAGCAACTTTTAGACTATGCCCGTGATGTGCGCGATGGAATAAAAGAAGATAAAAGCTTTTTGCCTCTTATTTACGAGTTTCCAAAATACTTGGTTGAAGCGGGCGAACACTTAAAACCTGAGAACTTCTATATCACAAACCCCAATTTGGGCGCATCGGTTGACCTTGAATATCTAATTTCAGAGTTTAAAAAGGTTCAAGACGCTGGTGAAGAATCACTTCGAGATTTCTTGGCCAAACACTTAAACATTGAAATCGGCATGAACCTTCGTGCTAACCGGTGGGCGGGTGCAGAGTATTGGAATGCTCAAGCTAAAGATATCCAAATCGACCAACTAATTGAGCTATCTGATGTCATTACTTTAGGTATCGACGGTGGCGGACTTGATGACTTACTTGGCTTTGCTGCTTTAGGTCGTTTATCAGAAGATCCGCGAATCTGGTGGTTATGGAATCATGCATGGGCAAATAAGATTGCTTTAGAACGTCGCAAAGAAAACGTTCCCAAATATGAAGACTTCAAGTCTGAGGGTTCTCTTACCGTTGTTGATCGTGTAGGCGAGGACATTGACCAACTGGCAGCAATTGCCAAGAAGGTTTATGACAGTGGCAAGCTCAATAAGATCGGACTAGATCCATTGGGCTTAGGTGGCCTTTTAGATGGCTTGCTTGAGGCAGGCATTCCAGAGGAAAGCATGTTTGCTGTGCCACAGGGATGCAAGCTCATGTCTTACATCCTCACCACTGAGCGCAAGCTAGCAGAAGGAAATCTCTTCCATGCTGGACAACAGCTAATGACTTGGGCGGCAGGTAATGCCCGTGTCGTGATGGTCGGCAATGGTATGCGAATAACCAAGCAAGAATCAGGTGTTGGGAAGATTGACCCATTGATTGCCACATTTAACGCAGTTGCTTTGATGTCAAGCAATCCTGAGCCTGCCAATCGCGTTGATATTGACGAATACTTAGAGGATGTCGTGATAGCATGAGTACCACACAAGAGCCGGGGTTTTGGTCCCGCTTCTGGTCACGATTGACTGGAAATACACAATTACAAAAAGGCGATTCGTCTTATCCATTTGATAGTTATTTATCACCCGGTGGATCGGTTGTCACACCAGAAACAGCTTTGAAACTTTCCGCAGTCTGGGCGTGTGTAAAATTAAGAGCTGAAACTATCTCAACTCTTCCTTTACAGCTGTACGACAACAATAAACGTCTTGCTACTGATCATTACCTTTACCGTATTTTGCACGATTCACCCAATGCCGATATGTGTGCAAGTGAGTTTTGGCAAGTTCAAGTTGCTTGTGTTGACTTATGGGGGAATGCATACAACCTTATTACAAAAGACTCAAGCGGAAAAGTAATTGCTCTTGAGCCACTTTTCCCGAGTGGTATGGTTGTAAAACGTAATGATTTGGGAGCGATTGATTTTCATTACACTGAAAATGGGAAAACAACAACCTATTCGGAAGACCAAATCTTGCATTTTAAGGGTTTTACTCTTGATGGGCTTGTTGGTTTATCTGCTATTCAGTTTTTTGCTCAAACCATAGGCATGCAGTTCGATGCAAACAATCAAGCTCAAGACTGGTTTAAAAATGGCTTAAAGGTTGGCGGCTTTTTGGAGACTGGAGAGCAAACCTTAACTAAAGAGCAACGTGAACGGCTAAGAAACCATTTAAGTGAGTTCAGTAAACCTGAGAATGCTGGTAAGTACATGGTGCTTGAGGCTGGAATGAAGCTGTCTGGCTCAAATAGTATTCGAATCAATCCCGTTGATGCCCAGTTACTTGAATCTCGTTATTTTGGCATTGAAGAAATATGCCGCGCCTTTGGTGTTCCACCTCAGTTAATTGGTCATACAAACAAAGCAAGCTCATGGGCTTCAAGTCTTGAGCAGACTAATAGGGGGTTTTTGACCTATTCGCTTAACCCTCAATTAGTTCGATATGAGCAAACAATCACAAAGAGATTGTTTTTGCCAAGTGAAAAATACAAGTACCGGCCAAAATTTGCGGTTGAAGGCTTATTACGGGCCGACAGTGCTACTCGCTCAGGTTTCTACACAAACATGATTCAAAACGGTGTTATGACGCGTAATGAAGTACGTGATTTAGAAGACTTGGCGCCTTTACCGGGTGGTGATGAGCTAATGGTTCAAATGCAAATGGTCGGATTGAAAGATCAGGGGAAAACCAGTGGATAGACTTAAACTAACTTTAGAAATCAAAGCCACCCAAGAGGGTGGCTTTTTTTCTGGCTACTTAGCTGCTTTTGACAACCTTGATTCTCATGGGGACATCATCCGCAAAGGTGCATTTGCCAAAACTCTTCAAGAGTGGAAGGCAAAAGGCAAGTACCCAGCAATCTTTTGGGATCACAACCCATCTGAACCAATCGGAATTTTTACCGAAATGCGTGAAGACGAAAAAGGGTTGTACGTAGAAGGTCGTCTCTTAATTGACGATGTGCCGCGAGCTAAAGCTACTTATGCGCTGATGAAGTTTGGCGCGATTGATGGCATGTCCATTGGCTATATCACCAAGTCTTATAGACGCGATCCAGATTCACTAATCCGCGAACTGCTGGAACTGGAGTTGGTGGAGGGTTCAATTGTTGCCTTTCCTTCCAATCCAGAAACCCTAATCAGTTCCGTCAAATCCAAATTACAAGATGGCGAGCTGCCATCCCTACCAGAATTTGAAAAGTTCCTGAGAGAGTCAGGATTTTCAAAAACGCAAGCCACTGTCATCGCTAGTAAGGGTTTGCGTCATCTTTTGAGCGAGTCAGAGGGTGAAAACGAAAAAGCGAAATCAATTTCAAATGCCTTAAATATTTTACGAGGAATCAGCAATGACTGAAAAAACTTTAGAACAACTCGCTCAAGAGTTCCAAAAACACGTTGATACAGTTAAAGAAATCGCCGAAGAGTTCAAAGGCAAACAAGCAAAAAGTGAAGAAATCTCACAAAGCGCCAAAGATAAAGCGGACGAAGCTTTAACTACGTTAAATGAAGTTAAAAACAAACTGACAGAACTGGAGCAGAAAGCTGCACGCCGTGGTAATGGTGATGTTGAAACTAAAAAGCAAACCATGGGTGGTGAGTTTGTTGAAACTACAGAATACAAAAATGCTGCAGAAAGTCAGTATCGTGGAATTCAGCGTGTTGAGCTGAAGAACACAATTGGTACGACTGAGGTTGGAAAAATTATTCCGGCCACCAATCTTGGTTTGCAGTTACCAAACCAAATGCGCCTTACCATCCGCGACATTTTGGCAGGTGGCAGCATGAGCGGGAATCTCATTGAATATGTTCAAATGAAAGAATTCACCAATAATGCAGCAGTAGTTGCAGAAGGTGCAAACAAGCCAGAATCTGGAATTACATTTGAAGATAAAGATGCCAAAGCAGTTGTAATTGCTCACTGGTTAAAAACGACCACTCAAATGTTAAGTGATGCACCAGCATTGCAGTCATTCATTGACAACATTTTGCGCCATGGTCTTGACATCAAGCTTGAAAAGCAAATTCTTGCTGGTGATGGAACCAATGGCAATATGCTTGGCTTAATCCCTCAAGCGACTGCTTATGCTCCGCCTGCAGGTGCTCCAGCAACGCCAAACATGTTTGATGTATTGCGTTTTGCAATGCTTCAAGTTGTATTGGCCGATGACTTTGCAAACGGCCATGTACTCAACCCAATTGACTGGGCGTTGATGGAAACGCAAAAAGATGCAAACGGCAACTACATCATCGGGAATCCGCAATCACAAGCGGTTCCAACATTATGGGGCTTGCCTGTAGTTCAAACCGCTGCAATGGATGCAGGTAAATTCTTAACAGGTGCATTCAATACTGCAGCTCAATACTTTGAGCGCTGGGGTGCTGCTGTGCAAATCGGTATGCAGGGCGATGATTTCACATCAAATAAACGTACCTTACTTGCTGAAACCCGTGGAGCATTAGCTGTTTATAAGCCTAAATCGCTTGTATATGGCTCTTATACTCCTGCTACGGGTGGTTAATTCATTTTGGGGTGGTGTTCGTCACCATCCCATTTAGAGAGGCCAAAATGAAAGAATATGAAGTTTTACGCCCACACTTTGGAGATAAAGACTACAAAGAGGGCGATATTCGAACCGCAGATCCAAACGTGGTAAGGCATTTGGTAGAAAATAAAGTTTTACGTGAATACCAAACAAAAGTTGATCCACCAAAACCAGCTACAAGACGGAATAATTCAAAATGATCACACTCGAACGAGCTAAGTTGCAATGTCGAGTAGATCATAACGATGAAGATGAACTCTTTATCGAATGGATTAGCCAAGCAGATGAAGAAATAGCAACTGATATTGACCGGAAAATTATTTCGGACGAGTCGGAGCGAACATCTGAAACGGACATTGTGGACTGTAAAAAATTAGATAATGCCCGGTTAATATTTATCGAATATAAGTACAGCCGAAGTCTCGAAGGAAAACCCCAAGCTTATTGGGATATTTTGCAGCCTATTAGAGAAATGGGGGTCTAATATGCCCAGCATTACTCCAAAATTGAAGCACCGCATCACAATTCAGAAAGCCACTCAAACCCAAGATCAAAAAACAGGTAAATTAATTACCTCATGGTCTAATTTTGCCACTATTTGGGCAGAAGTTACTGATCTTTCAACCCGTGATGTTATTGCGGCCAAAGCAGCAAACAGTACGATACAAGCCCGTGCAAAAGTGCGATATAGCAGCGCTACAAAACAAGTTGATAGCACAATGCGGGTACTTTTTGATGGGTACTATTACAAGATTGATGGGAACCCAATGCGAGACCCAGACTCACGCCGTGAGTATTTAACTATCAACCTTGCAACAGGTGATAAAGCATGGAATGTGTGATTTATGGCTACTCAAATACATGGCTTGGAGCCTGCTTTAAGAAAAATGCAGGCAATCGGTAATGAAAAAACTGTAAAACGTATTGCCCGTAAAGCGATGCGGCAGGCAATGAACATTGCAAGAGATGCAGCTCGTCAAAAAGTTAAACGCCTAGATGATCCAACCACTCCAGAAAAAATCTGGAAAGAAATTGTGGTTCAAAATGGCCGGAGTAGAAATAAAAACACTTTGGTTATGCGCGTGGGAGTGCGTGGTGGTGCACGTATCCCATATACAAACAACGCTCAAAATAGACGTGCTGGGCGTGTTGGTCAAACTTACCAAGCGGACGGACGAGTCTTTTACTGGCGATTCCTTGAGTTAGGTACAAGTAAGCAACCAGCAACCCCATTTTTAAGACCGGCACTATACGAAAATATTGAACAAATAACAGATAAGTTTGTTCAAGTATTTAATTTTGAACTCAGTGTGGTTTTAGGTGAAGCTTGATGATTGATGTTCCAATTTTTAATTTAGCCAGAGCAGATCTAGCGGTTAAGGCTCTACTTGAAAGCGATAGAATTTTGCGAGTCTGGAAGTTTGGAAGTGCTCCAGATGAGCCACAAGCGCCATATGTGACATGGCAAACAATTTCTGGTGATTCAAATAGCAACCTTGATTCACGTCCTGTTTCAGACAATGCAATTATTCAAATTGATGTATATGCAACTGATGAGGATGTTGTTGATCAGGTTGCCAAGGCAATTCGCTATGCAATTGAACTTGATTGTTATGTGGTTCGTTATGGCGAGGCAGATAAGGACCCGGTAACAGGAATGCCCCACTATTCTTTTGATGTTAGCTGGATCGTAAACCGCTAATAAAACTTAAACCATATTTTCACTTAGCACCCAATCGGGTGCTTTTTTTATGCCTAAAAGGAGCGCTCTTAATGGCTAATGTAAAAACGCAAGGTACACAGGTATTCACTGTGATCGACGGTCAGGTTGTCCGTTTCGTCTGTGTGAAGAAAATCGGATTTGGTCAAGACACGTTTGGTAAGATTGATGTGACTTGCCTTGATGCTGAAACTAAAGAATATATTCGCGGGATGCGTGATCCGGGCGAAGGTGCTTTTGATATTGACTATGATGACACAAACACAAGTCATGACAAATTAGCTGAGATTGCAGAAAGTGGTGAAAAGCTTGATTGGTATGTTGGCTCTAGTCATTCAAAAACTCCACCAACATATGATGCAACCACTGGTATTGATTTACCAGAGGACCGCATGTGGTGGTCTTTTAAGGGTTATTTAAATGATGCAGCGCCAAATGATGTTGAAGTTGATGCAGCGCTAGGTTATTCATACACACTAGTGCGTACTTCAAAAGTAACTCGAACTAAACGCACGGTGACACCATAATGACTAAAGTAAATATTAAAGCATTTAAAAAGGTCACTAAAATTGGTGCGCCAGTTGAAAGAACAGTCAAATGGGTTGTGGAAGTAACAGAAGATAATATTGATTTTCTTACCTCTCAACTTAAACGCGAACTGACTCTTGGTGAAAAAGTAGAAGTGGAAGGGCAAGTTTTTATTAAAAAGCTAGCCTTTAATGATCTTCATGAAATTTCTAAAGCGTATGACTGGGAAATTAATGAAGACAATATTGCTGATTCGAAACTTAAGTCGGTAAGTGTTAAGCGTATGCAAGCAGGTCATTTGCTTGGATCAGTTTGTGAAGATGCAAAAGGCACACCGTTCTTTAGCTCTGTTCAAGACGTACTTGATTCTGAAATCCCTTTTATTGAGTCGCTTTATGCTGTGGCCGATGAAGTGAATAACTTTATGGGAAAGTCACGGAAGAAGAACTTGACGAATACGAATTCTGGTGTGAGCTTGCCCTCGGAATCGGAACCACCATCGAAGAAGCCAAGCAAAAAATAAGCTTAAAAGAGCTTAGTATTTGGAGGGCCTACCGTATGAGACGAGGCTCTCTTTTTCTTGGTCGCCGTATTGAGCAAGCAATTGGTAATTTGGCAGCAGTTTATATCAGGAGTCACTCAAAAAATCCTGAGCAAATAGATGCACTCAATTTCATGCCTCATGAATACAAACAAGAGCTTAGTTTGGCCGACTATCTGGAACAATTAGCAGACGAATAAGTTGGTTTTACGGAACCAGCTTGTTCAAAAATGACATTAATATATTCATTTGCTAGATTGGCACTGTGTTATCTATAAATGCAGAAGCTATGAAAATATATATATTCGCCTTTTTAGTGGTTTTTCCAAGCTTGGTATTTGCTCAGGAAAGATCGGTTGATGAAAGATGTAGTGGGTACGCCGATACTGTCACAAAATTACTTGTAAATAGGTATGATCATGAGACTCAAGACGAGCAATTGGAGTTACTCAATGAGATTGATGATAAGGCGTATAGAGAAAACTTAATTGGTATGCTTAAGCATACTTATACTTTGCCTCTATATTCTAATGAAAAAGATATTAAGATCCAGTTTTTAAATCAATATATTGCGTCATATAGACTTTGTATTAAGCAATATGTTGATAAATAATTAATTCGTAAAAAGTACCCCGCTAAGCGGGGTTTTTTATTGCCGGGAGAAAAGTAAATGGCTGCTGGTTCATTAGGTCGTTTAACACTTGATCTGGTTGCAAAAGTTGGTTCATTTGTTGAAGGAATGAGTCAAGCAGAAAGAAAGGCAAAAGAAGCTTCTGACAATATAAAGAAGTCTTTTAAAAGCTTTGGAGATCAGATTCAAGATGCAATTGGTGGAACTCAACTCGGCTCAGCAATTGATGGAATTACAGGTAAATTAGGTGCTTTACGTGGTGGTGTCTTGGTGGCGGGCGCTGCACTTGCAGGGATGGCAGTTGGTGGTACAGTTTTAGCGGCTGGAGCACTAGGACAAATGGCAATTGAGCTGGCAAAAGCCGATGCTCAACTTAACCAACTATCCCGCAGGGCGGTAACATCTGCTGAAAACTTTCAGATCGTAGCTGGTGCTGCAAGCGCCTTTGGTGTGGAGCAAGAAAAACTAAGTGACATTTTAGCTGATACCTCAGAAAAGTTGGGTGAGTACACCTCCACAAAAGGTGGTGGCGCAAAAGATTTTTTTGAGATGTTGGCAAATAACACAAAAATGTCAGCCAAAGAAATTGATGATTTTGCCAAAAAGCTATCAACAATGGATACCGTTGACGCGTTAGGGCAGATCACAACAAAACTTGATGATATGGGAGCAACTGCTGCTGAAAAACGCTTTGTGCTGGAGTCATTAGCGAGTGATCTGGGTGATTTAGCTCCATTATTTGCAAACAACTCTGAATTAATTAAAGAGTATGGCGATCAGTTGCGTGAGGCTGGCGTTGTTCGCACGCAAGAGAGTATCGATAAATCACTTCTTTTAAATGCTCAAACTCAAGCATTAGGCGCGCAATTTCAGGGATTCAAAAACCAGCTAGCGAGTCAGATGACTCCTGTCTTGAGTAATTTGATCCAATATTTTGTTGATGGCGCGGTAAAGAGCGGAAGTTTTGGCACTGTCTTAAGTGCGGTTGGTACGGTTGCCAAAGTAGTAGGAATTGCTATTGTTGGAGTTGCAAGTGCAATTTCGGTGGTTATTCAATCTATTAGTGGTTTTGCAAGTCTAATTGATCATGTGGGTAATGTCGCCGCAAGGTTAGATGCTGCTACTTCGATAAAGGAGCAAATTAACGTCCTTAAGACAGGTTTTAGTGAAGGCAAGGCCATTTGGGTTGATACGGCTTCTGGTATTGATAAAACTCTTAACAGCATGATGAGTTTTGTTAGTAATGTAAAAACTGCAACCATGCCGACTTTAACAGGGTTGTCTGCTGCTCAGTTAAAAGTCAATCAAGCTAATTTGGCAAACTCAAAAAGCACGATTACGGATACAGAAACCGCCAAAGAAAATGCTAAAGCCAAGGAGGAGCAGGCGAAAGCGGCCGCAAAAGCCGCAAAAGCTCAACAAGAGCTAAATAAAATGGTAGGGGCATCTGCTTTAAGTGGTTTGCGTATTAAAGGATCTGAATCTATTGCTGGTGGTCAGGTTAGAGCATACACAGCAAATTTTGCTCAACTAACCCAATCCGCATTAGGCAAGGGCCTGAATAGATTTACCGCATTCAATGACCTTTACCACAAAGGTACAAATAGCAAGCACGCTACTGGTAATGCATTTGACTTTACGCTAGATGATGCAAAAAAGTCTAGCGAAGCAGTCTCTCAGCTTGAGCAGATGGCTAAAAGATATGGTTTTGTTGTTAAGGTTCTTGATGAATATAGAAATCCATCAAAACGCGCAACAGGTGGTCATATTCATGTTTCTGTGCTTGGCTACAAAGGCACAGCAGATGCATTAAAAGATGCAAATGCAGAGCTTGATATCGTCCAGAAGGCAAATGACGAAGCCACAAAAATTCAGGAAGAGCGACAAAAACAGCAGCTTGCTATCACTGCTAAATACGCAACGCCTGAACAAAAAATTGCATTGGACAATGCCGAAGCAATTAAGCAGATTAAGTTGGCATATGCTAATGATCCAGCTGCTGCTGAAGTTTTTCTAAATCTTCAAGCGAAAGCTTATCAAAAAGACTTAGAGGAATACCGCGCAACAGAGAATCAAAAGCTCATAAGCGCCACAGAAACTGCTGCACAGGCCGCAGAGAACTGGAATAGAACTTATGCGGATATGACTGGAACAGGTTCATTGTTGGGGCTTCAACAGACTCAAAGTGATCGTTACAAAGAGTCATTTGCAGTCTTTGACACTCAATCTGCTGTTTTAGATCAGCAGGCAACAGATCCAAATGCTGACATGCAATCTATTGCTGAGCAACGCGAACAACTTTGGCAACAACATACGCAAAGGATGTTGTTAATTGACCAGACTTATAACCGTGAGAAAGCCTCTTTAGGTTTGCAGTCTGCAAGCGAGACACTTGGTGGAATGGCTGACCTGATGGGCGGTTTACTTGGTGAACAGTCAGCAGGTTATAAAGCCATGTTTGCAATGTCTAAAGCATTTGCAGTTGCTCAAGCAATTATGAATGCACCACAGACTTACTCAAACGTTTATACATCTGCTTCATTAATACCAATGATCGGGCCATACATTGCACCTGTTTTGGCTGGTGCTGCTGTAGCAGTACAAGTTGCACAAGCAGCTCAGATCAAATCTGTAAACCTTACAGGTATGGCGCACAATGGTATTGATAGTGTGCCCAAAGAGGGGACTTGGTTGCTTGATGGTGGTGAACGTGTATTGAACCCTAACCAGAACAAAGATCTTACTAACTATTTGAACAATCAAAAAGATAGTGGGCCTCAAGTTGTGGTTTACAACAACAGTAAAGCAAATGTTGAAACGAATATTGGTGATGACGGGAAGGTGTATGTGACTATTGATGATGTATACAACCCAAACAGTAAGTACAGCCAAGCAATGCAGGAAAGTTTCAATATCTCAAGAAACAGGGGGTAAAAATTGGATAAGTTCATGCTCTGCCCGTTGTTAAAGGGGTATGACTTTACACCGGGCAACAATTTGCGAGAGCAAGAAACAGAAGGGGGACCTCCAAGACAGGTCCCTTTTTTTGTAGGAGCTTGGCACACCGTAAACGTTTCTATCTCGCTTAATAATGCTGATGACAAGGAATATTTCTGGGCTTTTTGGCGTGACAAGCAGTACAAACCTAGTAACTGGCTTTGGAGGCTAGCATTAGACAATGCAAGGCTAGAGGAATGCGAGTGCAGGTTTGTTGCAGATTCGCATCCAAAAGAAGTAGAGCGAGATGGAAAAATCCTTCAACTCAGTTTTCAGCTAAGAATCAAGCCTATTCACCGTGATCATGAAAATGACAGGGACATTATTGAGGCTTGGCAAAATGGAGGCCCGGCAGTTATAGGCACAATTGAAAAAGTACCAAATGAATGGTTCCCGAACGCTACAGGAGTTTAGTGATGATTATTACTGATGAAATGCTAGCAGTTTTAGACCAGTCATCCGGGCCAGTCGGCTTGCTTGAATGTATCGAAGTATCACACCCCAATTGGCATCGTGTACTTCGATATATTGTGAATAGTAGTGATCCGATGGATCTAACACATGAGGATGGGCAGACTTTTACCTATTCTTTTGCTCCTCTCAATATTACACGGAGTAATGAAGAGGAGAACTTGGATCAAAAAATTACGGCAGCTATCGGTGATGTAGGATCTGAAATCCCCGACTTGGTTGATCTTGTTTTAAAAGACCCGGTTCGAATACCACCTATATTGAATTATAGAGCATATGTTATCGGCAAATATGACCTACCGTGTACATATGCTAAAGGACTTGAAGTTATTGTAATTACAAGGGATTGGAAAGGCACTAGCTTTGAGGCGCAAGCTCCGGGTTTGAATGATTCAGGTAACGGTGAAATTTATTCTGCAAGTACAGATCCAAGTCTTGAAGGATTTTACTCATGAATATTCGGCAGCTTTTTTATTGTGTCTATGATCCAGAAAATTTCCATTGCGTGCATTTCGTCATCTTGGCCGCAAAGGTCATCTTTGGGAAAGATTACACGCCGTGTTTTTTGGGACTTACTGGACCATTACAAGAATCCATCAAGACTTCCCGCAATACAGTTCATAGAAACAAGCACATCAAAAAGCCAAAAGACGGCTGCATTGTCTTAATGACTTACCTAGATCAAAGCTCGCATGTCGGGCTTTTTTTTCAAGGTCGAATTTTTCATTTAATCGAACGCGGGCCTCAGCGAATCACTGTAGAGCAGGCGAATAGTATTTTTAGTCGGATTCGATATTATGAGCCAAATTTATCTTTACCAGAACTCTCTCAACAAGAACGAAGTTGATGTAATCGATACAGATAACATTCTGTTTGAATTTCTTAAAGTAAAAAAACAATTCCCTCAAGCAAAACTTTATCTTGGTAATCCTTGCCCGGAAAATGACATAACACCATCAATAAAAGATAAGGCATCAATTGCGCGCTTAACCGAAATTGCAGATGACTGCAGTATTGTTTGCCATCCGGGTGAATTAAGCTCATTTGTGACATGGGTTGCAACAAAGATTCTTGGTTCTGCCGTTTCTGCTTTAGTTAAGGTTCCTAAGCCAAACATGAGTAATAACGGCTCAATGTCTGGTTCAAGTAACAATAACTTATCAGATCCAGAGAACCGCCAGCGTTTAAAACAACGTATACCTTTCATTTTGGGGCGTGTTAAAGCTATTCCAGATCTTTTTGCTCCAGTCATCAAATACTTTAAAGATGGGGTCGAAGTTGAAGAATCTTTGATGTGTATTTGTGAAAACCCCGTTCAAGTTTCTAACTTCAAGTCGGGCGACACACCGATACAAGAGATACCCGGTACAAGCCTTTCAGCTTATGGACACAATCAATCTTTAATTGGGAATGAAACTATATTTAAGTGGGGCGATACATTTGACCAGCCGCCAGTTATTGCCCGTCAAAATGCTTCTATTAACGGACAAACTCTTTTGCCGCCAAATAGCACACGTATTGAAGCGAGTGACATTTATTTCCAGTATCCAAATTTAATTAAGGCAAATAATCAAGGTACAGCAGATAGATTCAATGCTTTTGATATTAACGATTCGTTAATTATTAGTGGGGCGAATTTTGGTATTAATGACTTAGCTATTACTGGACAAGTTGAAGTAGACAATACCAATAATACGTTCTCAATTGCTTCAAACCAAACCGTTGTTGATTTTCAAAATTACCGAAAAATCAATGTGACTTCTTTGCTTGTCACTGATCCTGTGCGTGGTCAACTAGATCTTGCAGGTTTATATGATATTGATTCTATTGCATATGAATCGGGTATTTATACGATTCATTTAAAGAATCCTGTATCAACTAATTCAAATTTTGCAAATCTTACAGAAGTATTGACTGCTAATATTTCAGCAAATCTTACAGCTAATTCAGCAAATATTTTCCTTGATGGAAATTATGTTGTAACTGGTGTGGATATAGCCAACAAGCAAATTTCTTTAGCTACCCCGAGTGCTGTGAATGATGACTGGAACAAGCTTGCAGACTTAACGGATCAGAAAACCAGTACTGGTACAATTAAGCTGAGAGGTAGTCAAGAAAATTATATCGGGTGGTTTACGATTGAGTCAGCAAAAGCTACTGGGTTGCTACTCAACTTTCAGGCGCTTAATGGTATTTATCAGGGATCCGATGCTAAGTTTGTTGATATTTATGTTGAATATCAGCAAGTAGTGAACGGAAACCCAACAGGCAATGTTTATAACCAAACAATACGCCTGAATGGTAAAGCGAATAACCGCGATAGTGTCGGCGGCTCAATGTGGATTACATTGCCATTTACTGGTGCAGTGCGCTTTCGAGCGCGCCGTACAAATGACAATGGTGACGCTGTAGATCTATCAGACGAAACTAAGTTTTATACCGCATACGCATATCATTACTTATCCAAGCTTGTATATGACAACCGAGTTTTAATTCGTCAACGTACACAAGCAACACGTGCAGCAACGGCCATTGATAGCCGAATGACAAACTGTATAGCAGAAAGTCTGGTTTACTCATACCGTGACGGGGTTAAGTCGGATACTCGCATGCCTTCAAGATTTATTCCTGATCTAGTAATTGAGTTAGCTTTGCATAAGTTGATTGGCCGAAGAACATTGAATGAAGTAAATGTCGAAAAACTTTATTCAGTTTTTGATGAGGTTGTTGATTATTTTGGCTCAGAAAAGATGGCTGAGTTTAATTACACAATTGACGATTCCAATCAATCTTTTGAAGAGATTCTAAGAATGTTGGCAGGCGTCTCTTGCTGTAATGATCGCCGTCTAAATCGTCAGATTTACTTTGAGCTTGAGCGGGCGGGTCGAGAGCCTTATTTATTATTCAATCATCGAAATAAAAAGGCTCGCACAGAAGTTAGGACAATTCGAACAAAACCAGAAAACAATTATGACGGTGTGGAAATGACATACGTGGATAGTGAAGCTGGATGGATTGAAAAAACTTTGAAAATTCCTAATGACCAAATCACTAACCCGAAAAAAATTGAAGGCTATGGAATTGTTTATAAGCAGCAAGCGCATATTGTTGCGTGGCGTGCTTGGAACAAAATTCAATTTCAAGCAATTAATTGCCGTTTTTCATGTTTTGCCGAAGGTGAGTTGGTTGGTAGTGGCGATCCAGTAGCAGTGGTTGATGATACTCGCCTTGATCCAACTTTCTTTGGTGATCCTTCACAAGCGATTTTGTCGGGAGAGGTGCTCGCTTGGAATGGTTTAAACATCACAGGCTCGCAGCCTTGCAAGCTATCTACCGAGCATTCATTTGTAATCCATTTACAGCTCAAGAGCGGTTACATAGATATTGTCCCGGTAACGCAAGGTCAAACTGATTTTGATTTTGTTCTTTCTCGTCCACCAGTTGAAGCACTGGTGACAGAAGGCGAAGTTAAAACCGTTTATTCACTCTCTACTGATGATCGGCAAGATGATGATCTATTCCTCATAACAACAAAGAGAAGGGCAGGTATTTTTGAAAATGAATTAACACTCGTAAACCTTGATGAACGTTACTATCAAAATGATAGCGACATTAAAAATAACCTAATTTAAATACCAACTCTTTAAGTCCCCGCACCTGCGGGGATTTTTTTTGGAGAATTTTTATGCCTTTAACACCAGAAACTTTCCAAAATTTGGAAAGAGATATTGAAGATACAGGCAAGGCTGTAAATACAGACGCACTAATTGAGCCAAGATATGGCAATCCATTTAACTCATTACCTAGAGCAATTCGGTTACTTATGGAAACTGGTGGTTGGAAAGCTTATGAGACAGAAGCCATTTTATTAGCAACAACACCTATGGTTAATCCATCAGTTGGATACGCCTTTGATACAAAAAAAATGTACTTATGGAATGGGACGAGTTGGGTTAATGAGGGTTTAAGCCAATTAGATCAGGCAAAAAAATATACAGATGAAAAAGCTAAGTTTGAAACTGGCAGTGATCTAGCCACCCTGAAAGATATTAATGGTAAAACCGTCTTTTTAATTAAGAAGAGTGGTAAGTTCTATATTGTTGGACTGCCTAACGATATTGCATCTTGTATAAATACACTTAATGGTCTTATTTATACATCGAATTCTAGTAACTTAATTGAGAGTTTTGATCTAAATGGTCGACCTTCATTAACACAGAACAAGTTTGGCGACCTGATTTTACCAAATATTGGCAATTTAACTCTTGCACTTAAAGCATTAAAAAATGATGTATCAAGTCAAAACTCTTTAAACCTTCCTGCGGCTCATATAAGTGGGAAATATGCTGACTATGTTTTAACTGAAGCAATGCCGGATTTCGAGCATACAGATTATTTGCTTAAAGCTTCAGACGTGAATGCCCTTAATATTTTCCCTCATGCCGTTACAATGCTTCGAATTCCAGCAATTACACGGATTGGAAAATCAAAATATCTTTTATTCTTTGAAGCGCGTGAAAACAGTAGTGACTTTGGTATGAATAGCCAAGGTGTTGCCACCGTTGATATTAACGAAACCACTGGTGTAGCTACAATTTCTAATGTGCAATGCTTGCATGCCGCATTCACTGACTCAGAAAATAAGCTTCGTACATTTATGAATGCTTGTGCTGTTAAGTTAGATAGTGGGCGGATTATCTGCTTATATGTACGAAGATATAGTACAACTGAGCATCAATTATATAAGCGCTATTCTGATGATGATGGTTTGACGTGGTCAAACTATGAGGATATTACCAGCGTTAAAGGTTCTACCGGCTGGAACCTGCTTTGCCCATGTTCACAGGGTTTAGTTAAGCGTTATGGACAACATAAAGGTCGAATTGTTTTCCCTCTCTGGACTTCAGGTACTGCATATATAACCACAGCTTTTAGATCCGGTTACGTTTACTCGGATGACTCTGGAGTGACATGGCACCTTGGCGAGTTTGCTGATTATGCTTCCGCAAGCGAGGTTCAATGTGCTGAAGACTTGAATGGCGATATGTTGTTTAGTATCCGCCTAGAAAATGCTACTACTCCTAAGATTATTGCGAGACTTTCCGACTCTACAAAAAAATACACGATGATTCAGACAAATAAGCCATTAACTGAGGCCACTATTATGTCTGGTTTAATCCAAGGTGAGAATAAATACGACAATACAGCGAATAAGTTCCAGCTAACAGCGTGTAGAACCATGAGCAGGCAAGAGCTTTTAATTCACACATCTTACGATGGTGGAGAAAACTGGCGAACCTATTTACTTCCATCAACAGCAGGGAAGAGTGTTGCTTATTCTTGTATTGAGAATATTTCCGCAAGTAAAAAGTTCCTGATGTGGGAGACAGATGACACTGTGAATTTTAAATATTCAGTGGTCGCCTTAACAAATTTAGTAAATGAGGTTCAATAATATGGCAACTTTAGTGCTTAAATCATCGAATGCATTAGATTCATCTGTTGATGCTCTTGAGTTTACATTGTACAAGCAGCGCGTTATTGCTGATGGTGGTTTTATTGCGAATGAGGCTGCGGTCAAGGCGGCTTTCCAATATTGTTTTGATAACAACTTAACTGAAAGTGAGGTGTTTTCAGCGACAAGCGCAAATTGGGGGGTAAAACTTGAAGCAGGCAAGCCTAAAAAACTTTACTCTCTTTTTAATGAGTCTGGTGATATTGATGTAACAATTGGGACACCAGCATCAATTAATTACAACACTACTTCTTTTAGCATACCAGTTATTGAACTAAAAGCATCTTCATCAAATGGTTTAAAAACCATAGGAACAGCTAACAATGTAAGAACATCAGGTTTGTGTATCATAGCACGGGCGCCAATGTTAGCCTCTGGTAGCTCTTATGGGACAAATAGCACATTTACTTTAGGGGAAATATCCAACTTAACAAACTCAACATCAGCTGGTGAATCGCTAGATAAACGAATGAATACGCAGTTCTATACCCGCACTGCGAACACTGAACTTGCTAATACATGGCGATATCTAGCTTATGGTTATGGGACACAAGGAAATATTGAAACCACTGCTTCAGAACTAGCAGATGCAACGGTTTGGAATAGAACTTCTACATTCTTGCAAGCTGGGCTAATGCAGCTTTATAAAGATGGCTCAGTATTAAAACAAGATACATCTGTCAATGAAAAAACATGGATTAATGATTTGTATTTTAATATCGGTCGCGCTCGCAGTGCAGCAGTAGCTAATCTGGATTATTCTTCGCCATTGTATGGTTATGTAGCAGAAGCTTGGTGTCTAGTTAACACCACAGCAGAAAAGATGCGCATTTTATCTTTAAGGGCTTCGCAGGTATATGGCCCGTGATCAGCATTAAATAAATCTAACATATGCCCTTTGCTTCAATAGCTTAGGGTTTTTATTGCCGAAATTAGGGGGAAGGCATGACTGAAAATGAATCATACGGGTTGAGATTTGAAAAGAAAATCGACTCCATTCAGAGTGATATTCGCATGTTGTCAGATCATGTTACTCGACTGACTTTCATTAATGAAGCGCACAAAGAGACTAGCGAACAGAACAAAAAAGATATCGATACATTGGATATCAAAGTCGCCAATTTAGAAAACCGCACAGCAGCGCAAGATGGTGGAATTTCTGTGCTGCGTGTATTGCTGGGAATATTTGCAGGCATCGTATTTTCTTTATGTGCTTGGGTTGGTTCTTCAATTATTCAATTAAGCCAAGACCAGTCTTTAATTAAAGAGAAAGTATCACGATTGGAGAAAGCAGGACGATGAATAGTGAAAACACAAGAGCTTATCTAGCTTTCGCATTAGTGGGACTGATGTTTGTTTTAGTGATTGCTTTATTTTTTGTGGATATGCCCCGTGAAAATAGTAATCTGATTAATACAGCATTGGGTTTTATTGCAGGGGCTATGACAACAGCATGTGGGTTTTATTTTGGTAGCTCTGAGTTAGAGAAAAAGAAAGGTGAATCCAATGACAACTAAACCATTCTTCGATGCTGCCCGAGTAATTGCAGGCGGCAAACTTACACAAGCACAAGTAGACGATCTAAATAAAGTGGTCGAAAAACTTGCACCAGGTGGGAAAACTACAAGTGATTTTGGTGTTGACCTAATCTCAGGATTTGAAGGCACACGATTCAAAGCTTACGATGATGGTGTAGGGGTTTGGACCATTGGTACTGGCACCACAGTTTATCCTAATGGCGTGAAGGTTAAGCAAGGTGACACTTGCACACCTGAGCAAGCTAAAGCCTACTTTAAACACGACTTAGCTAAATTTGAAAAGACTGTAAATGAATCTGTGATAGTGCCTTTAAGTCAAAACCAGTTTGATGCTTTGGTTTCACTGACTTACAACATTGGCTCAGGTGCTTTTAATAATTCAACCTTATTAAAAAAACTGAATAAAGGTGACTATCAAGGCGCTGCTGACCAATTCCTTGTATGGAACAAAGCAGGCGGAAAAGTTTTGAAAGGTCTAGTTCGTCGCCGAGAAGCAGAACGAGCACTCTTTTTAAAGAAGTAACTTATATGTGTCAGCATACTAAAATTGCATCGATCATCACAATGCTGTGCTTAATCTTCTCAAGTTGCACAGCTCACACAATTAATAGTAACGTTAATGTCTCAATTTGTGTAAGGGCTTTGTGATGTCGCAAGTCATGATCATGGTTTCGGAAGCAGGCAGAATGGAGAATACTTGCAATCTACCCGCTGATTTAGATAAGAACGGGAATGTTCTTAAAATCTATGACTACAACGGTAATCAATTACCAATCAACATTGATGGAACCGTGACATTTAATAGACACCGTTGGGAACTTCCCATTAAAGTAGATTTAAAATAAATTTTAATAGGTTTTAAAATTAATAGAAATCTTAAAGTGTAGATTTTGAAACCGAGTGCAACAAGATTGCAACATCATGTTTTAACTATTTGATTTATATAAAAGATAAACGCACCATTTGGTGCGTTTTCTCGTCTTAGGCATCAAGTTGCGCTAAAACTTCATCACTAAACTCAACGTTTGTATAAACGTTTTGTACATCGTCTAGATCTTCAAGCATATCAATGAGTTTCATTACTTGTTTAGCTTGATCAATATCAGTGATTTCTGCTTTAGTAGAAGGGCTCATCACTACTTCAGCATTGTCTGATTTTAAACCAGCAGCTGCAAGAGCATCTTGAACCTCACCAAAAGTCTCTGGAGAAGTGATTACTAAAATTTCATCTTCTGAAACTTCAATATCTTCTGCACCAGCTTCTAAAGCAACGTCCATGATCTTATCTTCTAAAGAAACATCGTCAAAAGTAATCTCACCACGTTTGGTAAATAGGTAAGCAACAGAACCTGCGGTACCTAAGTTACCATTAGTTTTGCTGAAACAATGGCGAACATCTGGAACTGTACGGTTCAGGTTGTCTGTCATTGTTTCAACAAGAACAGCAACACCACCTACACCATAACCTTCGTAGGTTACTTCTTTTAAATCATCATTATCTTCACCACCCACACCGCGTTGAATTGCACGGTTAATGGTATCTCGTGTCATGTTGACAGAAAGCGCTTTTTCGACAACGGCACGAAGGCGAGGGTTACTGGCAGGATCTGCACCACCAAGTTTTGCAGCAGTGACAATTTCACGAATATATTTAGTAAAAACTTTACCGCGACTGGCATCTTGTTTCGCTTTACGATGCTTAATATTGGCCCATTTAGAATGACCCGCCAT